ATTCTCGTCATCGTCATCCTCAAGTAATTCGGATACAAACGACCAAGAACGAGGTGTAGCAAAAGAACGACTCGGACTTTTCGGATCAAAGTCATACAAGTCTTTCTTAGCAAAAGTCAAGTAACCGACAACGTCAGTATGTATACGGTTGTCAGCGGCCCACTGTAACCAATCGTCAAAGTTGACAGCAAGCTCAATATGTACAAAACGATTAGCCAACGGAGCAGGCATACGATACGTAACACCTTTGTCAGCTTCACGGTTACCTGCCGCAACAATAAGAACATTGTCTGGCAGTTTGTATTGTCCTACACGACGATTAAGAATCAACTGATAGGCTGCCGCTTGTACAGCAGGCGCCGCTGAGTTCATTTCGTCTAGGAACAAAACGATATAATCGAATTTTTTAGCAAATTCTTCTGTTGGTAGTTCTGCTGGAGGAGCCCAAACCATTGTACTTGAATTGCTATCAAAATATGGAATACCTTTAATATCTGTAGGTTCCCATAATGACAATCGAATGTCAATCAAGTGTGAATTTTTAAGTTCCCTAGTAATTTGCCCTACAATATCGGATTTACCAATACCTGGAGGTCCCCACATAAACAGTGGACGCTTCTTTTTGAAAGCTCGTGTAATGCTCTTTTTAGCACCATTTGGGCTCACAGTACGCAGTGTCATATTTTCCATTTTGTATTCCTCTTCTTTTGTCAGTGCCATATCTAATTTCTTAGTATGTATATATAATACAGTCATAGTACTGAAAGGTCAACCACTTTTGGATGTTTTTTTTGACTTTTTTTCTATAATGGAGCCTTTTAATTAGCCACTGCGACAGGTGTCTAAAACGTATGATTTAGCTGTCTAAACGGCTCTTAAAGTGCTTTATAAGTAATTTGCTAGTAGTTGTACTAGTTTTGACGGTTAATTGCTTTATTTAAACCGTATTTACGCAAGTCTCCACTGAATAAATGTAACTCCATGGCCTTTTTTTCGTCAGTTACAAATATACTGTAATTGGTTAAAAAGTATGGACATGTTATAAATTTATCTAAGAAGATAACAGTTTGGGTTGTCATTTTAAAGTCTTTTGGAAATGGGACTTCGTATGTCTGTAAGTCTAATTTTTCAGTGATAAACTCATAACCAGCGTCTGTTAATCGTAAACCACCTTGATCTTTTTCTCTTGTATTTTGCCACCATTCAGGGATGTATTGCTTTAGATTAGCTTCACTGACAGCAATGTCGGCTTGCTTCAGAAAGATCTTAGTATACGTTTCTTTCCAGTTCATTCTTCTGTAACAACTTCACCATTAGTGAGTTTATATACCTCAAACTGATCAGTTTTAAATGTATCGTTTAATTTTTTTGCTAGATTGTGGGCGTGTCCTGGATTACTAAATGATACTTTCTTATACTTAGGTCCGGGATAATTTGTAATAGAGTTTGATGTCTTTAAATTAAAGGGTTCACCTTTAAAAAATACAGCCCATATTGCTTCTGACTTTAAAACCTGTTCTGATTTATAAGTCGCTTTATCAATGTATTCTAATAATATTGTTGGTTTTGGTCTACTCATATACGTAATCCTTTAATTAACTACGTATATATTTATCCTTTTTATATCAGAAAAACTAGTACTTAATTTTAGATTGTACACAAATTGCTTGGGTGTTAAGATTAAAACCGCCATTACCGTCACCAACTTGAACACTAAGCATATCTCTTGCTTTAAAGCATTCTTCCATGGTCATGGGCAAATCAATTGTAGTAGCTTTAACACCACCGTCGATATTTACCATCAGATAAACAAGAACCCATACTATTTCCATCCAGCACCGCCATCCATACTAATAGTTACAACTTCAGCAGATTCACCTTTGTTTTCAATAACTAATTTTTCTAATCTACCTTGTTGATTTGCCATTACAATACCTAGTGTAGTCGCTAGGTTCTTAGCAGTTGTAATATCCATTTTAAGTTCCTTGGCATTAGAATTATCAGCACTTTTTACTTGTGCTAAAAATGCCTGTATAGGCATTGTGTTAATCGGATCGTTTGTTTGCATTGCTTAACTCCTGACGCATAGTAAATTCAGTTTTAAAAGGACCTTTGTATTCATATGACTCAAGTGTAACTAGCTTAGGACAAAAACTTCTTACCCAACCTTTATTAAACTTAATAATATAATATCCTGCGGCATACAAACTTTTAGATTTTTTACTTTTTGTAAAAAGAGGTAATTTCTTTTGTACGTTATACATTACATTATAAGGTGTACCACTTGTAGCAAATCCATGAATTACCTTTTCAATATTACTGCCGTCTGTAATAGTTGCTTGATCCCAACTTATACCACCAATATAGCTATTAAAGGATTTTGTATCATTAAAGTATTCAGTGCCTGTTGAGCAACTATACATTAGACGTTTGTCATCTTCTTTTGACAATGTCCCAATACGTTCACCATTAGATTCAATTATCCAAAATTTGTTTTTTAAAATAGGTTTTGCTTTAATCATACTGCTTCCTTCATGTAACGTCCGTTTAGAGCATTAGCGTAAATTTGTACATTTTCACTAATACGTTGCATATCATGCTTCGCACAGAACTTCATAAGATAAAGTCCTACTTGCGAAATTTCTTTAGGGTTTTCAATAGCATCTTCAATTACATCATTGATTATACTACGAATATTGCCAGGTTGTGCTGTCAAATCACAAAGTACTACATTACGTTGATAATCATCAAGAACACGATGTTCTACACCATTATGATCCATCCAACGTTGTAACATAAGATTATTCCAATTGAAGCCTTTAGATTCTCTATCTTCAAATGCTTCCAGCAATCCTACTTTTTTAGTAGTACCTTTTTTTCTTACACCTGGATACGCACTAAACACATTATCACTAGTGTCGCCACGCATACATTTTTCAAACAACTGCCATTCAGGATTAGGTGCTTCTTTAGGCAGTTTAGTTTTCTTATCAATAACTTCTTTACCTTTGTCATCAAAGTATCCTTCGTGTGTAATAGTTGTATTACTGACACCATTATACTGCTTTACATTAGGAGCAATAAGCTGAGCAAAGTCACCATCGGTACTAATAATAACATGATCGTCTTCAGGATGTGCTTGTGTCCAACCAGCAATAAGATCATCTGCTTCTAGTTGCTCATGTTGTAGCACAGTACAGTTTGTTTTCGCAGAAACAAACGTTTTAAATTCATCGAACATTTCCCAAAAGATAGTTTCTTCTTCTGCTTGCGCTTCAGTAAGTGCCGCACGAGCATCACTGCGATTGCGCTTGTAAGGCTCATAATAGTCCTTGCGCCAGCTACGGCCTTCTAAACAAAATACCACATGATCTGCGTTGAAGTCGGTCCAAGCCTTTTTAATACTGTTAAGAGTAATATGAAACGCCATGCCTACTTTAGTATCCAAGTCGCCACGTACTACGTGTCGTGCTCTAAAGAAAGTGTTTGCTGTATCAACTAGTACATAAGTCGCCATTTAATTCTTCTTCCACATATCGTTTAAGTTCATGATCACCGATGTTGTCGGGTATCTCATTTTTGTAAAAAAGTCTGTAGCTATCACTACCATACTTCCCAATACCATATAACATAGTAGCATCATTTCCGTCCCATGTCAAGTAGTCATTGCTCATTTTGCGCAATCTCTTTTCACGTACATTTACCATTCCTAATGGCTGTATAATGCTTTTAAGGGTTTTGGGAGTAGTATTTATTAAGTGTACTGGTGTTGGGCATATACCAAATAACACCGGCAATACACGTTTAACTTGTTTACGGTTTGTACAATTTAAACAAATTACACCTACCATATGTTGCCATACAGTAGAAACTTGCTGTTGTACCATTAAGTCGTCACGCATCAAGATACCTTGCTTTTGTCTTTGTCTACTTTGGTTGTGCTAATATAGCCTTTATCACGAGCAGGATTTTGCCCATCTTCTTCTAGCATTTGTGACACTACAGCTTTCCACCATTGATCTACTATTGCTTCCTGACTATCACCAGCATAACCTGCGTCCATAAGTTGTTCAATAAACTCATTGTTCCAATCGAGCTCAAAGAAACCGTTCTTAATGTTTTCTGGATTTACCTGTGTATCTAGTACTGCTACCCAAGGCTTTCTATCTTTAGTTGCTTGTTGTTTTTCTGCTTCTAGAGCCGCACGTCGAATTTCTTCTTGTGTCTTTTCTACCACAGGCTCATCAATTTTCTTTTTGATGCCTGCTTCACGTATTAGCTTGTTCCACCATCCCATCATATTAGTCCTTTCTTTCTTAGTTCATCTTCTAGGTTTTCTTTTTTAACAGTTGCCTTCATTGCTTGTTCATGTTGTTTGTTTTTGTAATGTGTTTTTGGCATGTTAATCTTAGGTTCCCCAGGCATTTCCGAATAATGATATGTGGAGTCGTGGTGTGAACCTCCAACCTCGCTCCATACATGCTTCGGCGACTTC